TTCAGGTTCAACAGGAGGTTCTTCAGGTTCTACTGGTGGCTCTTCAGGTTCAACAGGAGGTTCTTCAGGTTCTACTGGTGGCTCTTCAGGTTCAACAGGGGGTTGTTCTGGTTCTGGTTCTACTGGAGGTGGTGGTGGAGTTAAATCATCAATAAAAACTTGAGTAGCAACTACTTCTGAATATTTAGCAAGTGAATCGTTATCTGAGCGAACGCTAATTTGATAAGTAGTATCTAATCCACCAGTTGACTCAAACAAGGATGCTGAAAGAACAATACTTGTATTAAGGGCATTTGCATCTCCTGCGTTTCCAGTTGCTACACCCCATCCGCTACTTCCAGTTGACCAAGAGATTGCGTAACGCTCTGGAGAAATTACGCCAGGCGGTGGAGGGTCCCAAGAAACTTGAATATCACCGTTACTTAGTTGAGTAACAACAATATTTGTAGGTGGAGCAATAGGGCTTTGAAGAATGACTTCTTGTGCCACAACGGTCTGAGCAGTTTGCACAGCCTGGATTGCTTCAACAGTTTCTGTAATTGCTGTTTGAGCAAGAACCACAGCAGTTTCCATAGCCTCTACTGCTTCTTCAGCCTCGACTAAATCTTCTTGTGCATCCGACAAATTTTGTTGAGCAGCATCTTCTTCTGATTCTAAAAATTCAAGTTCGCCTTCTTCTTCTTCAAGAGTATCTTCTGCTGCTGCTAAAACAGAAAGTTGTTGAGTAGTTGCTGTTGATTGAGTAAATTCTGAACCAGGAATGACTTCCCATCCAGTATCTGTGTAGCGCATTAAAATTACCCCAGCGCCACCACCATTTTCGTAATACCAAAACTCAAAAACCTTGCCTACTCCAGCAGTTGTTGCTACATCTGCTGTAGAGCCACCCCCGCCTTTGTCATACCAGTCATTAATAACAAGTTCTCCATCAAGATAAAGTTTTGTTCCATCGTCTGCTGATGCGTGTAGGTACTGAGTTCCACTAGTTTGAGGAGTCCATTGACCTGTGTATTTAACAATTACATCTTCTGATATATTAGAGCCAGCAACTGGTCCACTACCCCATTGCTCGTTGATTCCATTTGTATCTGTAGTGGTGTGGATAGGAACTGCATTTGCTGGAAGGACTGGAGATGCGTTCTGCCCTTGAGTGTTGTAGACCTCAACTTTTAGTCCTGGAGTTGTATTAGCATCAACAGCCGCTTGAGCCACTGCCTCTGCTGTAGTTGCAGCAGCAACAACTACTTCTTGAGCATCTACTGCTACTTGCGCTTGCGCTAAAACCTCTGTCTTATCTACAACTACTGCTGTCGCTGCTTCTACTGTAGGGGCAGTCTGAGCAAGAGTTACTGCTGTATCCATAGCAGTCTGCGCTGCTTCTACTGCTTCTTGCGCCTCAACAACTGCATCAACAGCATTATCAACTGCTGTAGAAACTTCAGGCTTTGTTAGTGGAAGGTTGTCTGCTGAAGTAACAATTGTTTCTAGTGTGCTGGAGACAACCTCTACAGCAGCAGCAGCAACAACAATTTGAGTTTGAGCAACAACTACAACTGCCTCTTCTACAGCAGAAGTTGCTTGCTCTGTTGAAGAAACAGCAGTGACTGTCGCTGTTTCAGCGGTGTTTTGCGCAGTGGCTGCTGTGTTTTGCGCAGTGGCTTGAGTTGTCTGTAGAGTCGCAAGAGTGCTTTGGGCCGTAGATAGTGTTGTAGTAGCATTTGTTTCTGCTGTTTGTAAGGTAGTAAGAGTATTTTGTGCTGTAGATAATGTATTTGCAGCAGTTTGGGCAGTTGCTACTAGAGCAGGGTCTGAAGTTGTCTTAGTAATTGTTATATTATCTACAACATAGTAATCAGCATCTTTTACAATAGTTACAGTATCTATATTTGTGCCAGTTACAGTCTCGGTGGATGTATATGAAACTGACTGTTGCTGAGGAGAGACGTTGTTATCCATAACCGTTGTGGTTGTGGTTCCATCTGCGTTTGTTGTAATAATTGGTGTATCACCGTTTTTAGCATAAACACCCATAACAACTTGAGTAACAGTTCCAGTATTTGATGGGTTTACATCAATAACAACATTGTCCGCTGGGTTAATAATTACAAGACCTGGTCCAGAGGTTTGAGGGGTGCCCCAGTTCCCACCAATAGAAACGCCAGTTGAGGATGTAGAAGAGGTTACTGTGGTAGTCCCTGTTGTTATTGCTACAACGGTTGTTGTGTTATTTGTAAATGTTTCAACCGAGGTTGTAGTTGTGTTGGCAGAATCTGCTGCTGCTTGTGCTGATGTTGCTGCTGTCTGAGCGGAGGCAACTACTGCCTCTTGAGAATCTACTGCTGTTGCTGCTTGAGTAAGAGTATTTTGTGCTGTTGCTACTACCGTTGTTTGGGCTGTAACTGAGGTGGTTGCTTGGGCCAAAGTTTGATTGGCAGTTTCCGATGTTGCAACTGCTGTTTGGGCTGTCGCAACTGAAGTTGTTGCTTCTTGAGTAGCACTACTTGCTTCTTGTACTTGTGTAGTTGCGTCTGCTACTGCTTGTGTTGTTGTTTGAGATGGTTGTGGTATTGATGCTACTACCTCCGCTATCTGTACGACTTTTTCTTCAAGTGTTGTTACAGTAGATGCTGCCGTTGCTACAGCAGTTGACGCTTCAGTTAGTGGGTCTTGCGTGGACTCCACTGAAGAGCCTGTTGGGATCACCTCCGACGACGCATTGGAATTTGCGTTGTTATTGGTTCCAGCATCACCCCCACTCGAAGATTGGGCTTCTTCAGCCACAGCGGTTGTTGAACTAAGTATCCCATAAATAAAAGAAAGTATTGGGACAGACAGAATATAAAGAAGAGTCCGCTTTCGGACCTTCTTTGTAATAACACGAGCGCGACAAAGCACGACGAGATACTCCCACCATAGGTAATCTCATACAGAAATATCTGTATCTTCCAGTGCTTATTTTACAGTATCTAAATAAATAAATTACTTTTTGTTGCGTAAATATGCGTGACGAACGGTAGATGCGTGCCACTTTTTTCCACCAAGAGCAGTTGGTATAGCGTCTCTATTGAGACCATTTGCTATCAAGTTATATGAAAGACCTAGACTTCTTTCTCTCTCAATTCTATCTTTAATTGATTCGTTTATTAGTGGTAGTGGGCCTAAGTCAATACCCCAAACTTTTCCGTTAGTACGTCTATCTTGGTGAACATCTTTCTGACGAAGTGAAATCATTCCACGTTCCATCTCTGCCATCGCAGACATAATCGTTACAACAAAGCGACCTTGATAAGTTGCAGTATCTAAACCTAAATCAAGAAGTGCTAGACGCCAGTTGTATTTATGTGAACGGTCAACAATGCTAAGAAAGTCTCTAGTAGAACGAGCAAGTCTGTCTAGTCGTGTAACGAAGAGGGCTTCTGCTTCTCCTTTATCTAAACTGTTTAGTGCAGCAGTTAAGACTGGTCGCCCCGTAATGTTTTTTCCAGAGCGACCCTCTTCACGAAGCATCTCCACTTCATACCCTTGAGCCTCGGCTGCATAGCGAAGTTGTTTCTCTTGGGCATCAAGGCTTACGCCGTCGTCCACCTGCATCTGGGTAGATACACGGGCGTAGCAGTAAGCAATCTTTTTCTTTTCGGTCAAGGAGCAACTCTTCCATTCTTTACAAAAGCATCGTGAGTTATAGGCATCAACTCTTTGAATATCTCTTCGTACTTCTCGGCAACCATTTCAATCTCCCTCTGAGGATAAGAAGGAAAACGCTGACCCTCAACATTGCGACGAAGGGACAGAAAGTTCATCAAAGCACGAGCATTCATAGTTACATAGGCAGATGAGTAAATTGTTAGTGGAAGGACTCCTCGTGCTACTTCACGAGCAACACCGCTTCGAAGCATATCCTCGTAATTTTGGTATGCCTCTTTACAAGTCCTTCTATAGGAAGTCAGAGTTATTGCCATCTGTTCTGCATCTCCTGGCTCAAAGGTATATGCCCCTGGCTTTCCAATTTGAAGAAGTTTTCTATCTTGTCCAGGAACATAGAACTCTGGCTCTAAGACTCGATAGCGTCCTGACTCTTCGTTGTAGGAAGCCATGCGATGTCGCATATGCTCACGCCAAACAAAGATGGGAGCCTTTACATAGAAGGTAAAGACAGAGTGCTCAAAAGGTGAGCCGTGTCTGTCTTTCATCAAGTAGCCAATAAGACCAGTAAGTTTCTTATTGTCGTCGTTGTCTTCGTAGCCAACTGTGCGCTCGCCAATAGTGCTGACTCTTGCTGCAAAAGCAATGTCTTGGTCTGAAGCGCTGTGTTTGACTAGTTGAACATCAACATCGGATTTGAAGTTGATGTCCAAGGGTTATTCTTCTTCTTTGTCTTTTACAATTCTAAAACTCTTGCCTTTGGCAAAGTTATTGATGGCTTTGTCGTAAGTTCTATCAATAGGGCTTTTGCTTCCCTTTTTAGAAGACTTCTTGGTAAATACCTGAACTACTGCCTTTGCGACAGCGTAAGCCAGAACAACACCGAAGGCTCCAACAATAAAGACCAGACCCCAACCAATAATGGATAAAGCCAATTCAAACGCTAACTTAAATGGATCTTGCCAGTCTAGGTTCATATTTCCTCGTTTTCTAGGGAGTATCCCTGCTTATAGTATACAGACTTAGACCTAAGACTGTACAGATAATCTAACAATATCACACTCTTTCTAAGTGTCACATTGGACGATTTTTTTGTCATCTTAGTCATTATTTGCACCCTGAGCAGTAAAAAGGAGTCCTTCTGTGCTCTTCTTTAACAACGTGCGTTCTACTGCATTTAGAACACTTTAACTCGCAAAGGCCTCGCTTGGCTAAGTTGTCGTGGTCAATAGAGAATTTCTTAGTGTAGAAAACCTTGGTGAGATACCAAGTAACTAAAATAGCCAGAAGTGTTGTCATTGTGTGTCCTTTGCTTTTATATTCTTGTGCTCCTTTATATGTCGTGCCAGTGTGTGATGAGCAAAGCCCGAACGGACTTCAATCTCCTTCTTACACTCTGGGCAGATAACTACTCGGTTTGCTGACATTACTTTACTCACTACAGTCACACTTTGAATAAGGGTCAAAAGAACAGAACTGACATTCCATTCGTTCTTGATGGGCTTTGCAGTAGTAGCGGAACTGATGCTCGTCGCAGCAAACAAAGAGTTCGTCAATGATGTTGTAGAACGTGGTTGAGTCAATAGTTTTTGTAGTCATAGCCTTAAGATACTCCTATACAATAAAAAAGTCAAATCTTTGCGCTCTAGGTCCCTTATTGGGAGATGACTGCTAACCAAGCAGGGGGTGGGGGAGGTGGGGTTAGGTCTTCTAGGGGTACACGATAGCCCGTGAAGGTTGGGTCTTCTACATAATACTTAGGGTTTTTTGCTTCTTCGGAAGTGATTGAGCCAAAAACTTCTACCCACTCTAAATCATCGCTTACAGAGCATCCATAAATTATCAAGCCATCTCTTTCATATGGTTTGACTGGGACCCTAAAGTCTGTTCGCATAGTGCGAACTTCTACATTTAATCCAACATCTGAAACAATTCGACCATATGCGTAGTGATGACGGTTAGCGTAAAGTTCATTCCAAGGTAGTTCAAGTAAATAAGAAACTGCTCTTTCAGCAGCAAAGGCTAATCTATAAGCCTCGTAGTTTGGAAGTAAATAATTGCCATCAACACCCTTTTGATAGTTTTCTGTGTTTTGACTAGTTTCTTTTAGTTTTACTAATGTGTCTGCTCTTCCAGAAATAACAATAATGTCGTCTAGAACCAATTTGATTATGACTGAATTGGGCCTGTTAAGTATCATTTTATGAGAATACATCTATACAATGAAAAGTTCAATTTTTCCCGCTCTAGGTCCGTAAACCGAAGAAGCCGAAAGGATGGGGTTTAGGAGGGTTAGGAAAGGGGTAGGGGGTGTTTTAGGGTAAGGTTGGGGCTATGACGACGGTAATTGGGATTCAGGGGGCTGGCTACTGCGTGCTGGCTTGCGACTCGCAAACAACAGGGGAAACTGGTCGTCCGTATGTGCATGACAAAGTAAAGAAGATTGTTGAGCGTGGTGAGTATCTAATTGCTGGCTCAGGGGATGCTGACGCTTGCGACATCATCCAGCACCTATGGGAGCCTCCAAAGCCTCCTCGCAAGAAAGATATGTACAACTTTGTAGTTTCAAAGGTTGCCCCAAGCATCAAGGCTTGTCTCAAAGAAAAAGGCTATGAGCCAGATAAAAATGATAAAGAGGCTGGCTTTTTGTTTTTGATTGCTGTTCGTGGAACTATCTATGAAATAGATACAACCTGCACTGTTAGTTTGAGGGACGACGGTATTTATGGAATTGGTAGTGGCTCAAAGTATGCAATAGGTGCGCTCTGTGTAGGTGCTAATTGGCAAGAAGCGCTAGAGGTTGCTGAAGCAAACGATATTTATACTTCAAGACCTTTTATTTCTTTTGAGCAAGACTAGACTTTTTTGCTCTGTAAGTCCGCATATACTCTGCCTTTTTTTCTTTTGAGACACGAGCCTTAGACTCTCGATTACATTTTAGATAACACGGATAACAAACTGGATATCTAATTCCTTTTTTTGATTTAGTAATTGTGTTCTCTGGTGTTCGTAAATGACCATGTCTACAGTAAGTATTAAGGATTGGTCTGCCAACAATATCTCCAATAGTCGGCTTTCCTCTTTCAATAGCCATCTGCTCATTCTCTGCTGGAGTACCAAGAACTAAATGAGAAGGATTGACGCAAAGTTTATTGTCGCAAGTATGCATAACGTGCATCTTGCTACTAGAGAGTTTGTAGTTGTTATAAGCAATCGCCCAGGAAACTTTATGAGCAGAAAGTAGTTTTTTCTTTTGGTAGGCAAAGACTCCGTAACCGCTACTGCTTACAGCAGCAATCCAGTGCCAACAATCATCTTCATCTTCATCTATATATACCTTCTCCCAAAATCTACGAGAGCGTTCTTCCGTCCACTTCAGCCTCATTCACTTAAGGCTTTTTCTTCTCGGCAACCCCGAAATCACCAATAACTCGGAAGGCAACCTCTACATAAGAGGCGACATTAGAAATAAGGTCTTCTGGATGATGAAGTTCACCCCTACCTGCATAAGACCAGTTGCTATGTAAATACTCCTTAAGGCCTGGAACAAGAGTGTCTACAAACTCATCGGTTGTCATATACCCCCTTGAGCGAAGTACATCTTCGCTAGGTTCCTTCACTTTTTTGCTTTCTTTTGCTTTTTTAGCCACGCCATCCTCTTCTCTTCCCAGGTGTCAAGGTCTTTTGGAAAATCAAAGTCTTCTGTCCAGTCATCAATGTTGATGTGGTCATCTGTAGTAAATAGTTTGTCTCTATCTTCAGTTCTTAAAAGTTCCATCAATAGATGCCAGCCACCTGCACTAAAAGCAGTATTTTTAGAAACTACACGAAGTATTGCTGTATTCATATCTTCATTGAAAGAAGCATCAAAAGAAATTCCAAATATCTCTCGCCAAGGTTTTCCTGTTATTTCAGAAGCCTCTTTGCGTAGGTAAAAGCGCCATTGCTGTGTGTCAGACATAATTGTCTCTACTGCTTCATCTGTAAAGTAGACATCACCAAAAACAAGAACTGTTCTATCATCAGACCAAATAGTTTGTGAAGACATAAACTTAGCCATGTCTTTGAGGTTTCTACCCTGACCTGGAACGTACATAGAGCAACCCTCTACTTGATGTGCGTTTTTTTGGACAACTGTAACAACGTCGTTTGTGTATTTA